TCATCATAGAGCTTGACAGCAAAAGAGTGAGGGTCGTTGATCATCGCCAAGGTCTTGTTCAAGCTGTTCAAGCGTGGGCCCTTGAACTCTTCGAGGTTGGTGCCACCGCCAAGTTTGAAGTAATTGCCTGAGGTCTTGCCTAAGCATTCTGCTTTACATGATGCTGAGTTGGGGCAGGTGTTGAACTTGCCCTGAACAAACGCAGGAGCCAGTGCCAGACCAGTCGTCTCGACACCTCGATTATCAGGAAGCTTGATAGCCTCCTCGCCGCCCTTTTCAGACTTGATGAGCTTGGCGTTCTTGCCGAGCAAATCTTTAGGCTTGTTATCACCTGTTCGGCCCACATGGTTGGACACCATCTCAGCGGCTCTCACGCTGTTCATCATGCGGTTATGTGAAGGAAGAGCTAAGTGATGGGCAATCGCCTCATCAAAGGCGCGAGCCAGACTAGCAATGGTTGGGTTACTGGCATCATAGGGCGTGAATCCATTAGGGGTTTTCACTGCTCCTTGGGTCGCAGGCATGATGTTGAATACACGGCGCTTGGGTGGTTGACCACCATCGTTCATGTGAGGGAAAGCGTCACGGGCTTTCTTTTTAAGGAGTTCTAAGCGCATTGCACCACCTGAGGCCATTTCAATGTCTTCGTGAAGTTTTACATTACCGCCTTCTTCGTAACCTTGTTTTTGTAAATTTGTTAAGTACTTTTCAGATAAGAATTGACTTGGAATATTACGCACAATATCCATGTAGCCGGGATCCCTACCTTTGGTTTGTTTTATTTGATTAGTAAAATCTTCTGCAAATGTTTTGAATGGAACTTGTTGAAATGCATCAGGGCTTGTCTCGCCATGTAACATAAACGGGAACGCTTGATTTAAATGTGGTTCATGTGATGTCTCACCATTAAATGTGAATACATGCGGGCCCACCGATAAAGTTGGAGCATGAAGTAACTTTGGATCGGTTGTATCTTCAATCATTTTAGATGCGTCAAATATTTGAGCTTTTTTTCCACCTATTTTTTTACCTGACATTAAATCAGATAAGATGCGTCTTTTTTCAAATGTATTAAACAAATCATTATCATCAAAGTTAGCATTTGGTTTAAAAATAGCTTGAGATGGTTTTTTTTCTGTACCCCTTGTCATAGCTGATCTCATAATATCTAACATCTCAGCTTCTTTTTCAGGACTCAACAAACCCGCTTTTTTTGCTTGTAAAAAGTTTTTGTACATCCTATCAAAAACTATTTGATTAGATGTATGCATTTCGGGTGTGCCAATAAATGTTGTCCAAATGGCATTACCCTCTGGCGCTCTTTTATTTTGGCGGTTCAATAATTTAATTGCTGTTCCAGACTTGCCAACACCCCATGTTCTACCTGCGTAATCAGGATCTTCTAAGCCGATTTGAGAGAATCCAACACCGCCCCTCATTCCATTTTTTTTCTTTTCTACTTTAGCACGATCAGCTTCAGTCAAAAAAATATTTGATCCTTCATGTTTTCCTAAAACTTCTGATGCTTTTTGTAATCCCTTTTGAGCTTTTTCAAATATAGCTCTTTTCATTTCTTCAACAGTAAGTTTTTTTGGCTTTTGTCCACCATTAGCCATACCACCATTTGCTAATTGTTGTGGTTGCTGAGTTGTTCCTCCTCCCATAGCCGCCAAAGCTTGGCCTTGAGGCGTCATTTGGAGCATGTTGCCCATCTGCGCAGGAGCTCCACCGCTTGGGCCTGTGGGCGCGCCACCGGGTGCAGGAGCGGCGCCGGATGCTCCCGGTTGACCGGGCTGAGGCTGACCGGGCATTTGCGGAGGTTGTGGGTTGAGTTGTTGGCCCGGCTGTTGTGGGTTTACATCCACGCCACCAATTGGCATGCCATTTTTGGTTGATACGCCACCAATAGATGGGATACCACCAATAGGCTTGGGGTTGGGGTTGATGAACATTTTGGGTTGCATGTCCACAGCTTCATTTACGCCGATGCTGTCCATGAGGTCTGGGTTTCTGTGCTGTGCCAGATTGACGCGCATCTGCGCTAGTGATGGTTGATTCATTGTGCCTCCTTCGGCTTTGCGTTGAATGAAGTGCTCAGGAGCAATTGTATAAATTTGATCAGGTGTGTAGCCATGCATGTCTGCTACACGGTGTATCTCAGTCGGCATCTCATCTTGCTCATGCGCTATAAATACTCTATGACCATTGCTCATCTTACGCATAGCATCTAGATCGTTATCTACTGGGCGTCCATGCTTACGCAACATTGATACGATTCCACCTTTGGCGGCGAGTAGATCGTTCTCATGAACTCTATGGGGATCAAAAGCCGCGAACCGAGATCGAATTACAGATGGATCGGGAAACATGTGCTGTGTCTGCACACCACCCAAGTCAGACATGTCATTGATTTGTAGTCGGTCATATCCATGGTGTGGCAAATTTTCTTCCATGCGACGAGTCTTGGGCATACCAGTCGCCTTAGCCATGTTCTCTCTGAACCATCCACCAGAGTGTGGGTCTTCTGGGTGCAAGTCTGATACTGTGAGCTTGCGACCTCTTGCCACAATCGGTAACACATTGGGCGCGGCATTACCTTCACGACGCTCACTCTCTGCATAGATATCGGCAATCTCTGGGTCTTCTGTGGCATATGTTCCTGCGCCATAGCGTGGATGCTTTTCGAAAGCAGGAAACTCGCTGTTTGTACCGTGATAAAGCTTTTCATCAAGGTTATAGCCTAAAGCTCGCGCTCGATCTTCTGCTGTATTGTGCTCATGCAAACCCAACATCTTAATGGCGTTCAGTCGGGCCATCTCATGGGCATGCGAATGTGGGTATTTGGGTTTGCTCATTCGTCAATTATCCTATGCGGATTGCTTATCGTCCACCGGCAGTTTGGACACCGGTTGTCTCCCTGACAGACTCCGAGACTCTCGCAACTCCTCTTGCTCTTTGCGCCACTTGATCCACTCACGCAATTGTTGGACGGCGAGTTGCTCCCAGATTTCTGTTCGGTCTTGGACGCTGATCTCAAACCGGTTCTCGCAGACCGTGGTGCGCACTCCATCAAGGTGCATGACGCGCTTGTAGGCGCCGTTTGTTTGTTCGTAATATAAGTAGTCTTCATCTGCCATGCTGTCTCCTTTCTGGTTGATACTAATTAAATTAGTAGGTATAAACCCTTACTAATTAAATTAGTAGTGGTCATTGCGAATAAGGGTTCTGACGCCCTTTCATGTTGTAAATCTCTGCGTCACTGATGTCTTCAGGTTCGAGCTCCTCACGGGGGCCGGAGTCGATGCTGATCCAACCGGCGTCCCTCAAGTACCTTAAGGCTTGACTGATGCAGTCCACAAACTCATCATGCATTGTGCCCTCAGGGAACGAACAAATTTGTGACACCATGCCTTCAGCCCAGTCACGCACGAAGCCGGGGGTCTTGGAGCTCTCAGGCACCCAGACGCGCCCTGCCTTGATGATGTTGGCGACGATGGACAGGCGCTGTATCTTGTCTGCCCGTCCGGGGTTGTACGGCATGACCGGTAGGTGGGCGCGCTGTAAGTCTTGAATCAAGGAGATGCCGGCGCTCTTGTCCTCAATCAGGATCAGGTCAACGAGCTTGCGTGTCTTACCCTCACCGTAGACCACCTCAAACTCGCTCATGATCTTGGGGCGCAGGTCAGGGTATTGCAGGTGCTCTTGCCAACAATCAATGATGAGCACCGACATGGCGCCGTCCTCTGGTCGGTAGACGCCAAGGGTCATGTGGCCCGTGGGATCGTTGTGGGTCTTGTCCGATGTCGCGCAATCCACCGACTGGATGATGTACTCGAACTTAGGGAAGGGTTTGTCTTTAGGCCAGAGCCTGAACCACTCACGGCGAACGATGCCGCCCTCCTCAGGGTCAATGATCTCAGCGTGAATCTCCTGCCTGCCGAGGTTGGTGCCCTCGTACTGCAGAATCTGCTTCTGGAAGCTTGGAGCAAGGTTGTCCTTGTTAATGTAGGTCGATGCCTTGGTGATCACCACATCGTCATTCTCGCGGCTCAGGAGCTCCATGATGAGCGGCTTGGGCTTTGGTGTGGTGGT